ACCAACTAGCCAGAACCACCGATACCCGTTTCCATTGTACCACAGTGCAAGACGGCCAAAAAGGAGGTGATGGAGCGTGACGAAGTCAGAGAAGCGTCGTATCCGCATGCAGGTGTTGGAGATCCTGGATAAGTATTGTCAGCAATGCCCATACGGACATAAGAACGAGTCCTACGTGCCATTATGTCGACAATGCCCCCATGGTCAGCGTATGCAAGAACTTGCTAGGCCGTTGTGGAGCAACAATGGAGAGGCCAGCGCTTGTGGTAAGACAGGCAAGTGGACAGAGGAGGAAGATTTCTACATCCTCAACCATTACGGGGTTCAACCGATCGAGGTTCTGTCCGCCCGAACAGGACGAAGCATACAGGCGATCCGAAAACGCCTTGAAACACTGAAAGGAGGTGAACCTGCATGATTGAGAACCCGATTATTTCTGACTGGCATCCGATTCAGCGACAAGAACCTTGCGTTGTGGGCTATTGCGATGGGTGCGGTGACAAGATCTATGAAGGTGAAGAGGTCATCGAGTTCCCTGACGGATTGGTGATCCACCGGAAACAATGGTGCGCATATGAATATTGCTGCAAGTATGGCGCAGCCCAAAAGGCATGAAAAACGCCTCACTGGGGGAGTGAGGCGTTTTGAAAAATAGGGAAAGGGAGATTCCTGATTTAAAACAGTCACCTACATAGTACAGGAATCGCCTTCAAAAATCAAATGGAGGTGGAAAAATGTCCGTCGTCTTTGCCAACACAAATGAAATGAGCCATGAAGAATGGTTGGCTGCGCGTCGGAAGGGAATCGGAGGAAGCGATGCAGCTGCCATTGCCGGTTTAAACAAATGGAAATCTCCTGTTGCGGTGTATCTTGAAAAGATCGGACAAGCCCCAGAGGAAAATGTGAGTAGCGAAGCAGCGTATTGGGGCACAGTGCTTGAGGATGTCGTCGCTCAAGAATTTAGCAAACGAACAGGTCTCAAAGTGCGGCGCAGAAATGCGATTCTACAGCATCCAGAACATTCTTTCATGCTTGCAAACGTGGATCGGCTGATTGTCGGTGAGAAGGCAGGGCTTGAATGTAAAACGGCCAGTGAATACCTCAAAGAAGAGTGGAAAGATGATGAGGTTCCGGCACAATATCTCATTCAATGCCAGCACTACATGGCTGTCACTGGTTTTGATTCCTGGTGGATTGCGGTTCTCATAGGTGGAAATAAGTTCATCTACAAAAAAATCGAACGAGATGAGGAGATCATTCAGTATCTCATCCAAATCGAGTCGGACTTCTGGAACAATCACGTGTTAAAGAAAAATCCTCCAATGTTCGACGGTTCGGATGCTTCGAGTGATTTGCTGAAAGCTTTATATCCGACAGCTAAGTTTGACGAGGAAATTGAACTTCCACCTTATGCTGTCGATTTGATTGCAAAATACGAACAAGCCAAGCAAGAGGAAGCCGAAGCTGCTGAACGTCGCAAGGAAGCTGAAAATCAGCTCAAGGCTATGCTTGGTGATTATGAAAGAGCCTTTGCCGGTGATCGTATCGTCACATGGAAAAACGTTCGTAGCAGCCGTGTTGATACGAAGTTACTCAAAGCGAAGTATCCAGAAATATATCAAGAGGTCGCCAGGGAATCGATATCGCGGCGATTCTCCGTTAAGTAGGTGATTAAAATGTTTGATTTACAGGATATCAGTTTTGCTCTTACTGCCGGTATTTGGTTTGGCGGAGCAGTGTCACAGTTCGGTTGGCGTAACAAACTTTTAGGCACTGTTTATACGTTTTTAGGAATTTTGTTTTTGGTCCTGATCGCAATTTAAAAAATCGGGAGGTCATAAGTATGGCAACAAATCAAACGCTAAAAAACCAGCTTGCAAACAAAGCGAACAAAACAGAGGCAGCAGCGCCTACTCCAGCACAAACGATTGCAGCATATCTCAAAAAAATGGGACCTGAAATTGAAAAAGCTCTTCCAAAGCACATGGATGCCGATCGCATGGCACGAATTGCTCTTACAACTATCCGGACGAATCCAAAATTGCTTGAATGTTCTGTTCCTTCACTTCTCGGTGCGGTTATGCAAGCAGCACAGCTTGGACTAGAGCCGGGGCTCATCGGACATTGCTACTTCGTTCCGTTCAAAAATGGAAAAACAGGACAATCCGATGTGCAATTCATCATCGGCTATAAAGGCATGATCGACCTAGCACGGCGCAGCGGAAATATCGAAAGCATTTATGCTCATGCGGTTTACGAAAACGACACGTTCGAATATGAGTACGGCTTACATCCAAAGCTCGTTCATAAGCCAGCGATGACAAACCGCGGTGAGTTTATTGGTGCCTATGCGGTTGCGCATTTCAAAGACGGCGGCTATCAATTCGAATTCATGCCTAAAGAGGAGATTGAAAAACGTCGCAAGCGTTCAAAAGCAGCCAATAACGGTCCGTGGGTAACGGACTATGAGGAAATGGCCAAAAAGACTGTCATCCGGCACATGTGGAAGTACCTGCCGATCTCCATTGAGATTCAGCAGGCAGTTGCGCAGGATGAAGTGGTCCGAAAAGACATCACTTCTGAACCAGAACCAGTCGAGTACATCGAAGCAGAGGCATTTGAGGTTCCTGCAGAGGAAGAGCAACAGCCGAAAGAAGAGAAAGAACCAAGCAATTTTGAACAGGAGAGCTTTGACATCGAATGATGGAACACCGAATTGTTATCCCTCATCATTTCCGTTGGATGGCTGCTGGCAACAAGAAACTCTACATCGAGTATATCAAAGGCTACATAAAAAGCAGCCATCCCGGCTTGAAGCCGAAGAGAGTGGAAGGACGATATGTGATTTGTGTCAAGAAATAGGAGGTGTTGAGCTTGGCAGACGTACAGCTTGAGCATGGATATACCAAAATTGCAAACGAGATTTTAGAACGCCTGGCGCTGACCAAGCTCAGCCCAACTCAGTTTCGATTGATTTTAGTGATATGGCGATATACTTATGGGTTTAATCGAAAAGATCATGAGATGTCCTTATCCTTTCTTGCTGAAGCCACGGGCGTGCATAAGCAACGAGTGAAACAAGAACTGGATAAGTTGATTGAAAGTAATATCGTCACCGTTACTGAGGAAGGTACTTATTCGAAATCAAGGAAACTAGCGTTTAACAAGGATTATGATACTTGGCGCTTACAGTCAGCAAAAGGAAGTACAGTAAGCGAAATTGCTGACACTACAGTAAGCAAAAACGCTGACTCTACAGTAAGCGAAACTGCTTACTCTACAGTAAGCGAATTCGCTTACCAAGAAATAAAAAATATAAATAAAGATTTAAATAAAAATATTGATGATGATATAGGCGACGCCCATGCTCAATCATTCCAATTGATTGCTAACAGATACATCCAACGCAGAGGAAAAGGACTATCGCTTTCTCCTAAAGATGAAGCGGCCATAGAAAAACTCCTGCAAGAGCAGATACCGCTGGATGACATCCTTAAACTGATCGACCAAGTGTTTGACGAGTATGAACCAAAATTCAACGGTGACGAGATCCATTCTTTCGAATACGTGCGCAAAGTGTTGCTAAGCAAATATCACGGGCAAAAAGGAGAGGATACGGATGGCGGGACGATTCGCAAGCATCGCCGAGGTGTTAGCCGATCTGCAAAAGAAGGCAGCAAGTCATACGAGCAAGTCCTCCGAGAAGCTGAAGCAGCCAGACGAGCGTGGGGATGGAAAGGGTGACTACGAGTGCCCCCAATGCAAAGACACGGAATTCATTTTCTATCGAGACGAGCGTGGTTATGAATTCGTACGACCTTGCGAATGCCGGGAACGGAAGGCGTGGAAACGGCGGTTCAGGCAAGCACTCATTCCCGATGAATTTGTTCATGCGAATTTCGAGAACTTCAAGCGAGTGACGAAGTATCAGCAAGATATGTACGATATGACCATTAGCTACCTAAACGAATTCGCTGTGATTAAACATGATGACGGTACAACAAAGAAAATTATGTCTGATAAAAATCTTGGCTTGATCGCAGTTGTTGGGGAGCAGCGATTACGAGAGCTTCCGGCTGGCAAACGGGCTGAAATGAAACAAATGCACAACAATTTTGGAGTGGGAAAGACGCATTTGCAAATTGCGCTAGCCAAACGGCTGATCAAAGACGGATTCAATGTGTTGGTGGTTTCAGATGTCACATTTATGGACGAGCTGATTCAAGCCAAGATGATGAACGACGAGGGAGAAACGCTCAATCGACTCCTGCATAGTGCGATTCACGCGGATGTGCTGGTGTGGGATGACATCGGGAAGGCGAAATGGTCCGAAGCGAAAGAGGCGTTATATTACAAAATCATAAATGAACGGTATCGGAAACAAAAACCGATCGTGTTCAACAGCAATGAGGATCGAGGGACATTGAGTGAAAAAATTGGCTATGCAGCTGCCAGTCGGCTGCTCGGGCAATGCGGTTCATACCTCTTGGAAGTCGAAGGCGAAGATTTCCGGCTGAAAGGAGCATAAAACATGTGTGTGAAATGCGACGGAACGGGGCGGCTATACACAAGAGTGATGAACGGGGCATGGTTAGTGGCATCCTGCGACTGCGAATACACAGAAAAGGCCCGGCGAGAGCACGAGCGTGAGATGCAGGTGTTTCGCAAGCGATTGGCGGAGGCGTGTGAACGATTGGGAATCACAGAGGATGTAGTTTGGGAAGTAGGTGATCAGGTTGGGTATTCTCTATGAAAAGGTGCAGTTCATGAAAGATCTTAAACGCCAACATGTCATCAACCAGCTTATCGAGATGGGCATACATGAGTACGAGGGAC